TAAATCCGTTGTTTACTTCGTTGATTAAGTAAGCACTTATGTCTTCTTCTAAAGCACAATAAGGTAAACCACCTGTATAGTCTACAAGTGCAAAATATTTCATTCCGACAGAATAAGGTCGAACCATTTTTATCTCTAAGCCTTCTTTTGAATAGCCAAAAGCAGGTATTCTTTTAGGTTTGTATTTCTTAATGTCTGACCAATCGTCTGAATAGTAGTAAGCTTCTATTTGTCCTTCTGCGTTGCACTTTTCCGGTCTTAGTAATTGTACAGGTATGTGGTGAACGTTTACTATCTTCTTACGATCTTTAGAATAAATGACTTGCATTGCACATTGTCCAAGCAGCTTTAAGTCTGTTACAAGTCTTCTAACATCCGTCTTTTTAAATAAAGACATCATTACTGCGTAATCGTTTGGCTTTACTTGTGCATCTGTAGCGTTTAGACCTTTACCATATACTAAGCGTGTTATGTTGTTTATAATAGCGTTATTCGTTGTGCTATTAGTGTACATATCTATAAGGTGATTGTAGTATAAATTATCTTCACCGTATTCTACCCAATCGTTACGCTTACTTTCCGTTATTACAGGTGCTTCGTAAGTGCTTAATTCCAATAAGTGTATGTTGTTACTCATAAATTATAAATTCGTTATTTGAAACGTTTGAAGTGTATTCACCTTCGTTGACTGAATAGTTTACTACAGGCGTTTGGTTAGTGCAGAATATTCTGTCTTTATGTACTGTCGTAGTTCCGTTTTTTAGTGTAAGCTTATAGAAGTTGTTTTCTACAAGACTAAAAGTACCGTTTACAAATGTAGCGTTTATTGTGTCGTAATAGTCACCGTTTGTAAAACTTGTAATTGTAATTTCTTTTTCTTCGCCTGTTGCTTCGTTCTGCACTAATAGCGTGTCGTAAGTTTGGCTTCTTGGTATGAAGCTAAAACTTTGCTCAGTTGCTATTGCTTGAAGTATTACCATACTATAATAACTAAAAAAGTGTAAATCTGTTTTATATTGCATAAAAAAAGCACCTCGAAAGGTGCTTATAAAATTATAAAATAGTAATATTAAAACTTAATTAATTTTTTAAAATCATTATACTGTCTTGCATCAAATTCTTTTAAATCTCCAACTAAATCTTCTGCATCTTCTAATTCTTTTTGCAGCTTATTATAAACAGGTATTTCTTTTGCTTTTAATCCTAAATCTTTAGCGGTTTCTTGTATTCTTTTTAAAGAAGCTTTACCGTCTTCTATTTGTGATTTTTTTAATAAAACATTATTTACTTCGTTTATTTCCTCTAGATAGCTACTAATAATTTTATTTATTTGATCCGCATATTTTTTACCGTTCTTTTTTGTTTTTTCAAGAACCTTAAAACTATCTTTTTTTGCTTTTTCAATAATCTTTAATGCTTCTTCTGCATTGTTAATTATGTTAAGTTCAATTTTATAAGAAGCTAATTCTGTTTTATTTTCTTCTTTTGCTAATTTTTGAAAAACTGTATTTAATGTATCCATATTATAATAACTAAAAAAGTGTTTTTTTGTTTTATTTTCAAAATAACCATACAAAAAAAAGAGAACATTTGTTCTCTTTCTCTATTGCTTTAAGATACCTTTGCTCTTTAGTGTGCAATAAACTACCTATTTAACAAGTTTTAAACTCTTGGAATAATCCTTATACTTTTGTAAAATACGATCTACATAAAAAGAAAGTTTGTATGAAGATAATACAGATTTGTCTGTAATTTCTTTTTTATTCTTACCGTCATAAGAAACCCAATAAAACTTAATGTCTATTTCATTTTTAGAATTAACAATTCCTTCAGACTGTAAGAAGTTAAACATACCTACATAAGAAGATTTTTCTGTAAAAGTAATTTTTTTGCTTTCGCACATAATTTATTTTTTAAGTGTTTGTATATACAAATATAGTAAAAATTATTGTACAAACAAATTTAAAAAGAAAAAGCACCCCGAAAGGTGCTAAATCTACACTATGAAAACAAGAAACTTAAGAAGTTACAATAGTTGCTTCTGCACCGCTTACGGTAGCAAATAGTAGTTTTAAACCTGCCTCAGTATTACAATCTAAGAAGTTTGCAGGAAGTTCTTCTTCTGCAGTAAACGTTAAAGAGTAACCGTTGAAGTCACCCAACGCTGCACCTGTAGAAATTTCACCTGCAGAAACGTCTGCACCTTGATCAAGTCCCATTAAGAAGAATTGGTCAGTCATCGTTCTAATAACGATTCTAGGTCTACCGTATGATAAAAGCTTTACGTTTTTAGTAGTAGCAGCATCTTGTCTCTTAAGATTAATTACCAAAGTTTGAGTAAAAAAGGTCGTACCATTATTTCTGTCGCTATTGATCGTTGTGGTGAAACTATTAGCATTCGATTTTAATTCAAATTTGTATAGGTTCATGGATGCACTATCGTCAATAGGTGTCCACGCTTCTATAACGTCTTCACTTCCCGATGCAGTTAAGTAAGTAACTGAGTCTGAATTTAATTTGTCGTAATTGATTATATAGCAGCTTTTTATACCGCTCGTACTGTCTTTACAGGCCTCTAAACGCCCATTACTGATTTCACAAGACATAATATTTTAGTTTTATGAACAAAAAAAGGAGAAGGCATTTTACCTCCTCCTTTAATATAGTTCGTGGTTAGTATTAAGCGTATATTACTACGTCTGAATTAATTCCCATCTGAACGGCTGCTGTAAATCGCATAATTACGCGGACATTCTGCGAGCCATCCAAATTGCTCATATCTAGCACTTTAACTTCGTTAGTGTCGTTAAGTAGACCTGTACCGAAGAACATGTTAGACTTCTGCGCTGCCATCATTGAAGAAGCAGGAAGTCCTTGTGCTACAACTACAGGAATACCATCGAAAGAAAGTGCACCGTTATTGAACCAAGTTGTACCTTCAGCGTTAACACCGTTAGCACCAAGACCGTTAGCACCAAAACCACCTAAAGCACGGATATATGCTCTTGCTACGTTTGGAGCAACGTAAATAAATACGTCATCTTTTCCGTAAACTGCTTGTGGAATAGCGTCAACTACTTTACCCATTTCGTCAATTACGTTAGCAGCAGTAATTCCTGTACCTGTTACGGCAACACATCCACTACCACCTGCAGTTGCTAAGTAGTAAAATCCGTCAAATTCTCCTGCATTTCCGGTTTGACCACTCCAAATTGTAGATTCGATTTGTGAAGCTACTTTAGCACCTGTGTAACCAATTACATAGTCTTCGAAAGAAGCAGGTAAAGAATCAAAAGCAGAAAAGCCCATTTCAGCCGCCTGCCACGTTGCATGGAGGTCGCTTTTACACAATTCAACATTTACTTGAAATTCTTCCGGTTCAATAATTTTTTCAGTCAAAGTTAAAGTTCCATCTGCTGAGAAAGAGCAAGTGGCATCCTTGACAATATCGTTGTAAGATGCTACTTGAAGAACAGATTTGTGCTTTACGTTTGGCATCACGGTAATTAAACCGTTTTCTAATGTTTGTGCACTTAAAAGTGCTGCAGAAATGTACTTACCGGCAAATTCACCTGCATAAGTTGTTCCTGTCGTTACGGGATTTGGCATAATTTAAAATTTATGTTTTTATTATTTGTTTATTTTTTACTTAGTTTCTCCATTACTCTATCCATAGTGCTCTTTGCTCTGTTTTTAGAATATTGGTGAAGTTCTATTTTTTCTTCGTTTTCCGGATTGTGTGTAATAGGTTTAGCAGCAGGTTCTTCGTTAGAAAGTTCTACTGTTTCTTCTACTACTTCTTCAGAAGTTTCTTCTGTAGTTTCGTCTTTAGATAGTTCTTCTTTGTTGTTGATCTTAGAAAGATGTTCTACTTCTGCTTTAAGTTCTTCGTTCTCTTTTTTCAAAGCTTCAATTTCACTAAAGAAAGTTTCTTTAACAATTGACTCAACAGTTTTCTTAACAGGTTTAGATTCTTCAGTCGCAGCTTCAACTTCTTCTTCTTCTTTAGTTTCAACTTCTTCTTCAACTACTTCTTCTACTTCCTCTTTTTTAATTTCTGCTATAATACCTTCTTCTTCGATTACAAGCATTTCGCCTTCATCACCGTCAAGTTTATACTCACCTACAGGCATTGGTATTCTTTGGTCGTCTTCTGTTACAATAACAACTTGAAAACCTGCAGCAAATTCTTCTGCCTCGATTCGTGTTTGTCCGTCTTCTAATAGACGTTCTGCTAACTTAACTTCCATTCCAAGAAGTTCTCTTACTTTGTTTAGTATTGAATTATCTTTCATTTTGTTTGTTTATTCGTGTTTATTTAAAATTTAGTTTTTTTCACAATAGACTTTGTGTTGTCTATAATAAAAGTTGCCCTGTCATACTCTTTAACAGAATTTGGGCTTAAACCTAAATCTTTTGCAGCTTTTGAAAAATCATTAACTTTTTTTTCTAAAACTTCATTGCGTTGTTTTAAATCATTTACAGCATTTTCCAAATTTTTTCTTGATTCTAAAAATGAATCAAAACTTTTACGGTATTTATCCATGCCGCCTTTCTCTACTGCGTTAAGAGCTTTTTTTAAATCTCCAACGCTAGCAAGTTCTACTTTTTCAGACTTTAATTCTGTTTTTTCTGCTTTAGCAAGTTTGCTAAATACTTTGTTTATTTGTGGATTCATACTATAATAACTTTATTTTAAATTGTTTGTTGCATTTTCGTTTTAAATCTTGCCTATTCCTTGTGCTCTAAGTGTGCCATCACAACACTTCGAAGAATAAGTATTGTCTTTACATAAGCATCCTCTTTTGCCTCCTTTACCTGTGGCTTTACCTTGTGTTTCTTTGCTTGTGTTTTTACTTACTTTCTTATGCATTTGCCGTTCTTTTTTTTGTAACCTTTAGGACACTTACCGTACATATCTACTGTGTGTGTTTCGCCTACCATATACCACGTCTTACCTTCGTATTCGTGTTCGTGTATGCCTTCAATACCTAAGTCTTCTGCCATCTCTTTAGCTTTGTCTTCTGTTGCGTATGCAAGTCTGTCGTCTATTATAGCAAAGTCTTCGTCTATAACCATACTTGCTAAGTCTTGTCGTTCTATTTGTTTAAGTTTAGATTCTGCCCAATTCTTTGCAGATTTTCCACCCCACAATAAGTAACTAATATAACCACAACTTTCTTTGTCGCCTTGATCATAGTAAACTTCTGCTCTACTTAAATACGAAAACATGCGCTTAATTGTTCTTTCGCTTACAGGTTCACCATTTGCTAACTGTTGTGCCCGAACCTTACCTACTTGTGTAGCGCATTTGTTGCCTACTGCTTTGTTAAGTTCTATTCCACGTTTAGCATTGTT